GCCTCGTCAACTGCATGCACTGCCTGTTCGTGATATTGACGGAAGTTCACCAGAATGGAAGCTAATCGAACGCTTGCATCTCCATGAGGCGTTGCCGTCACTTGGTGCTGTGGGGAACGGTGGAGATGCCTTGAAGACCTATCTGAACCGCCAGCCGATCTGGTGTCAGCTCAAGGCAGAGGCTGAATCCACTGGCGACATCCTTGTGCCATACAGCTTTCGGCATCGCTACAGCTATGAGGGTCATCGGATTGGGATCCCCGCCAAGGACTTGAGCCAGGCCATGGGCCATAGCCTTGAGTGCCATCTGCGAGCTTATGCCAGGTTCACCAGCAATGAAACTGCCAATGCCTTTTCTGCTGCTACAGCAAGGCTGGAGGCAAGCCTGGCGGGTGCGGGCCCGGTGGCGGGGGTTGGGGCTCTCATCGCTTGATCACCCCTCTGCCCGGCGGTTGCGGGCATTCTTTGCTGCCAGCTCGGCCACCGCTTCGCTGAACGACCGCCCATCCTTCGGGGCATCCAATGGCACCGAGGGCGGCAGGCTGATCTCGCGATCGGGGAAGAGATGGCGCTCGCTGGGCGTTGGGGAGCTGATGGCCAGCTGCAGCAGGCTTCGGGCCTTCTTCTTGCTAATCCCCTCACGCTTGGCCAGGGCCCTTACCCCCTCGCTTTGCTCCTCTCGCCAGAACTCGCCGTCCAGCAGGGTGTCACGAATCACCGGATCCTCTTCGAGTACCTCACCGGCAGGCACCGGCACAATGGAGCAGCGGCATTCTGCATGAGCCGGGAACGTCACCAGATCGGCCGGGTAGATCCGCCCATGGCGACTAAGACAGCACAGGCAGGTGACTTCGTCGGTGGCTGCTATCCACCGGATGAAGGCGAAGCCTTCGGCCAGGCAGTGATCAATGGCCCCCTTGGCGTAGGCATTGGCCAGCTCGCTGCGGGCGATCTTCTCAGCCCGGCGCCTTAGTCCCATGCGGGCGGTCTTGTTCTGCGGGTCGGTCGTTTCCTCTAAAGCCCTGACAATCTGCGGTGCCAGCTTCATGGGGCCCCACCCACGGGCTACGCCTTCGCTGACGATCTGGGCAATCTGATCCCTGAATCTGGCGTCCTCGCCTTCCATGAAGGCGGTTGCGGCTTGCGTGGCGGCACAGATGACTAGGGGATTGGCCCCAGTGAACTGGGCACCGGCACCGTCCACGATGGTTTGCAGCGCAGCAGCAGCCTCCCCTCCAACGGCAAGGGCCTCGTCCAGATCGGTGGTGAACCGCCGCTGCCAGGCTGCAATCTCCTCCGGCGGCAGAAACTGCTGAGCATCCCGCAGGATCGCCTTGTACTTGGCGGTCGCCTCGCCGGAGCTGTAGGCACCGGGGGCCCTGATGGTGTTCCCCTCGGGGTCCAGGGCAGAGGGCCCCACGGCGTTCAGGTAGGCGGCGTAATGGCGCTTCAGGTCGCCTAGGACGCGATCCAGGGCGGTGCGGAGCATTGCGGTAGTGTTGGCCACCATGCGGGTCTCAAGCTCGCCATCTCGCCGGGGGGGGGGTGGCAATGGTGGCTTCACCAGCAAGTCAGGATTTTTAGGGAAGTCCGTCATAGAAATTATCCTTTAGGCTTCACTCTCATGGCATGTATACCCATTGCTAACCATATAAATGGAAGACCTATGCCACCCGTAGCGATAATCAATAGAGGACCGAGCAACAAGTAAGCGAAGCCGGCAAACCAATGGCCTTTGTACCACAAGCCTACGGGGCCTAAAGCCAAGCCAAGACAGCCGGCCAAGTTGTCTGACTTGTTTGCGGCTTCTAGATAGCTTCCACAGTGCTTACACTTTACCGCATCTGAAATAATTTGTTCCTTGCAAAACGGGCAAGACACGGTTTCGCCTTTGGCGGCGGGTTTGTCTATGGCCGGGAGGATTTTGCTTATATCAGGGAGGTAAGTATCTTGCATCTTCTCTGCATCCCGATACAACTTGTCTAGTGGGATTCGATCAATAACCCTGCTATCAGCGGCTGCCAGGACAAAGGTCTGGCCTGTTGATCGAGACTTACCGGGGTCGGCATCGGACTCGGCCTTCAGCCTCCCTCTCCTGCGGGAATAGCTGACAGCCGCATCGAATAGCTCGGCAGCCGACAGATCAGTATGCGCCAATAGCTCTTCCCCTCGCTTAGGCCAGCCCCCAGAGGTTATATGGTTTTCGTAAGTGATGGAATGGGATTCGCTTGGTTTCTCCATCCCCCATCCCCCGCATCAACAGGGCCAGCAGCGGAGGGCACTAGGCGGGCGGGCATCACCCCCGGCACACGACGCAGACGGCGGTGAGGGTGCGGCCTCCCAGCTGGGCGAGGGCGAACGATGCCGGACAGGAAGCGAGGGCCAGCAGCGGGCCTCAGCAGGGCCAGGAGCAGGGCATCAGTCGGCCAGGGTGGAAGTGTGGGCATTGGCCAGCAGCGGGGCCTCAGGAGGGTTCCCCGGTGCGGTTAAAGGTCACAGCTGGGCCCGTGCCGAACTGCGAAGCGATCACCCCCGCGCATCTCTCCCTAGATCGTCCTCCCTCACTCGGAAACGCCAGTACCGGTCAGGCTTGACCCAGACAACTGAATCGCCGGTCGCATCACCAAAAGCCTTAACAATTTCCGAGCCAATTACAGTATTTCCGTCGGCATTGGTGCGAGTAAGATCAGAGAATTTTTTCTTTTCAAGATAGTCAACAACATCATCCTGATAGATACAGCCTTCTTTCTGGAGCCTAGACAGCATCCATTGCGCAATTTCGGCAGGAGTGCTCATTTAAGGTCTTCCTCAGTCGCAGGCAGAAGTGCGTCCTCGGGGAAGACCCCTTTGTCCAGCTTTTTTCCAGCAAACCACTGACAACAATAACTTACAGAACCGTTCAACAGCGCAATTTCATCTAGGCATTCTACTGTCATAACGGGGCCGCCAGATTTCAGCCTAACTAGGTTCCCTGCCTTGTACTTTACTTTGTTCATGTTAGCAAGATTGTTGAATTCGTTTTTATTGTACCCACTCCGGCAATAGATGCCTACAGCTTCGCCAGCCGTGCCTGAGCGTTGAGCACCGCCACGGCGGCATTGAAGTTTCCAGCGGCCATGGCCCGCTTGAACAACGAATCCAACCTGGCCAACAGCATGGCCGTCATCTGCTGGCGGTCACAGTCCCAGCCCCGCATAAGTTCGCGACGGCCAGCGGCCACCAGCCGATCGGCGGTGCGGTGACTCACCCCCCATTGATCCCTGGCACGTTGGCGCACCTCGGCGGTGCTGCATCCATCCGTCAACCAGCCGGCCACCACGGCGGCACGGGCAACGGTGTGGGCAACTGCACCCCTTCCCCCTTCCACGCCATCGGCCGCCACGGTCATTCAGCAGAACCAACACCGTGGGCTTGCATCTGCAGGAGCACACGGCGCTCATCATCCGGGTGCAGCTCAGCGGCAGCGATGGCAGCAATCACGCCGGCCAGGAACTGACGGCGGATCCGTCGATCATTGGCCAGATCGCCCCACTGCCCACGGTGCTGCGGATGGTGTTCGAGCAACCATGCGCTCGCTCGCCAATCCCCCCCCGCACTACTGACGACGGCAGCCACCAGGGCCTCGGCGTCGGTGGAGTCACAACCGAGAATCGACATCACCGGAAAGGTGGGGGCGTCTCAGGTTTCCTTCATCACGCAGTTCGAGGGGCCCAGTGCGGGAAGGTAGGTTTGTAGGCGGAAGGTAGGAGGGGCAGCCTACATAGGAAAACCCTGTCATAGACAGGGATCTAGGGGGATAAAGGAAGGAAGGTAGGTTTGTAGGCTGTTTCTCATGTGTTCATTTTTTTGACCTTTAGGGGCATCTCAGCCCTTACCAACCGCCTACCGACCTACAAACCTACGTTCAGCCAAAAAATGCTGAGATCCACTGCAGCGCAATGGATCTGAACGTAGGCTGCAGCGACCTACCTTCCGACCTACCGACCTACCTTCAGGGCAGTTCTGCCTTCGCCCGGTAGGCCTCTGCACCTCGGGCACCGTGCTCAATCTCCCCCACCTCCAGATCGGCGAGGGCCTGCATCGCCATGACAACTTTCGCTGAGTCGATCTCATTACGCTGTTTGACGCTGAGTCGGTTCTGGACATCCCGCCATCGGATTGGCTGCTGGGCCTCCACGGCGATCTTGTGAACCAGGCGCATGAGGCTGATCGTGCCACCTTGGGCTAAATCGGAATGGAGGCCGAGGGTCCATCCGTTGATGTAATCGACCAGCGTCGTGGCGCGCTCCATGGTCTCGGACGTGATCACCTCCCCGGCTGCGCCATCGGGAACCGCCAAGTGCAGCAGGTGCAGGAGGCCGGCGATGCGAAGCACCTTCCCGGCTGACTTGCCCCACAGTGCCGAATGGGCAGGGATGGCAGCGCGAAGGGCCTCGTGCTGACAGTTGGCCTCGTACCGGGTGAAGGCCCGGCGGGCGGCAGGATCAAGGGCAAGGCTGGTTCTGGGCATCCGGTAGATCACGCCGCAGGCATCAGCAAGGGCAGCAGCGGCGGCGGCGGCCTCCTGCTGCTCGATCTCGGTTTCCACCTCGGGCAACGGCACCACCTTCGCCGGCAAGGCCACGAACATGAACCGGGCCCAGAGGCCGCTGTCATCACCGCTGACGACCAGCTTCTCTAGGACTGCGGGTTGGATGGTGCCGTAGATCGAGAGGCTGCAGCGGTCGTAGAAACGGCCTCCACCGGGCGATGCAACCCGCAGGGATCTGAAGGCGCCGCCGTCGTAGGCCTCCAGCAGGTGCTGTTCATCGGCACCACGGCCACCCTTGTAGGCGTTGAGGCTGCCGAACAGGCCTGAGAGTTCATCCCGGTTGATCAGCAGTCCTAGGCCTTTTGCCTCCTGCCGCTGCAACTGCTCCGCCAGGGCCTCGATAGTGAAGTCGCTCACCTGTAGATACGCCGCTCGCGGCGGGTCGCTTTGCTCTGCTGGCTTTAGGCCTCGGTTTTCTTCCTGCCATTGCTCCATCGCCCGGCTGTGGGTTCGGGCCAGATCGAGCATCAGCGGCTGGGCCGGTGCATCGACCAACAACCGCCGCTGTGGTGACTTCTTCGCGCCGGACTTGCCCACCAGTGCGGTGTACAGGTTAAGGGGCACCCTGAAGTCGGCGGCCTTAGATGCGATCACCTCACTGCCCAGCTTCACGAGGCCGGCCACAGCAGCCAGATACGACATTGCGGCCGATGGGGCATCAGCGGGCAAGGCGCGGCACCGGACCCGCAGGGCCTCCGCCAGAGAGGGCGGAAATAGATAATCCAGTGTCAGGGATTGGCCGATCTCCTGCCGGTCCTGCTCCGCCCGCAGGGTGATGATCTCGGCGGCGATGCCCAACTTGGCCTGGTGTTCCGCTTCGATGGTGCGCTGCAGCTGAAGCAGCGCCGGCGGGCTCAGATCGCTATCGGCAGCCAGGTTCAGCCTCATCACTTCTAGGTCGGATTGGCTGATGCCATCGTCTAAGGCAGTAGCAAGATGCTCCTTCACCTCTGCCGGGGTCATCACCTTGTTGGTGGGATCCTGCGATGTCGGAAGGTGCAGAATCTTCGCCTTCTCGTCTGCCGCCTTGAGTTCGGCCATTACGTCAAGATCTGGGAGGTTGTAAGCGGCAACCATCACCTCACCTCCTGACGCAAGGTTGCAATGGCATCAGGCGATGGGGTGCCGAGCATCCAGCGGTTGAACTCCTCCAGGTCGGCGGCCTGATAAGACACCAGCCGGAGCCAGTGATCTACCGCTGACACCATTCGCGCTAGGGACGGATCTTCCCGGCGGGCCAGCACCAGGGGAACCCTCAGCTCCTGCAGGTGGCGCCGTGTGGTGGCCAACAGCTGTTGATCCCTGCAGAGTTCCTCGGCCGTCGCATGCTGCAGCTCCGGCACCGCCAGTGAGGCATGCACGTAGCGGCGAACCTTTGCGAACACCTCCCGCAAGGCGGGGGCCAGCACTGCCGCCTCCCGTTGCCGTTGCTGGCGCTGGGCTGGCTTGAAATCGTGCCGGTCAACGTGCGGTCGCAATATGAGGCTGTTGCCAGCGAACCCGCCGGAGAGATTCACCACAGCCCAGCGGCGGCCCTCGATGTCGAGCACTTGGCCGAGCTTCAGGCCGGCGGGAGGGGCGAACTGCTCGCCCCAGTAGCAGCTCAGCAGTTCGTCAGACCGGCGGCACTTGTCGTCGCTGTTACGCCCGCAAACCGGGCATGGGCTCCGCTTGCTGCTGGAGTGCCATCGCTGTGAAGTGGTCGCCGTCATGGCTGCACCACCCCACTGGGAATTGAATAAACCTCCAGGGTTGCTGGATCAGCGGCGCTGAGCTTCTGGAGAACAGCCCTGCACTCTTCAACGTCCCAGGCGCAGGAAGCTGTCCGACCCAGGCCACGTCGATAAAAGCATCGTCCTGGCTGGAAGTGACCAGCTGCCTTGAGCTTCTGGAGGGTGCTTCGGCTGATACCCAGAGACAGGCAGGCCTGCTGGGTGGTGGTCCATTGAATGGATCCGATGGCAGTGGCCATCTTGTAAGAGCTGAGGTCCCATCAGCTTTCCGGGTTGAACTTTGAGTCTCGTTGACGCGCATCGACCAGCTTGCTGGCCTGTGGAAACTCAGCGCTGGCAAGGGTTTTCAGCAGCCAAAGCAGAGGCAGATGGCACACAATTGGGCGCCGCAGGCAGGGGCGAAAACCGCGAGGTCTGTATTGCAACAAAGCCTTTTCGTGTCTTGGACGCATTGGATGACAACTGAGACGACCCTTTGTCGACCAACTGGAAAACGGCGGCCGCAAAGGGTCTTTTGCACACAATCTGCACACAGTCTCAGAGCCGAGCGCACGGGCAATACGGGAAAAACCCCTTAAAACCCTTGCTATCACTGAATCGGGGCGACAGGATTCGAACCTGCGACCTAGTGCTCCCAAAGCACCCGCGCTACCAAGCTGCGCCACGCCCCGTCGGAGCGACTGTAGCGGTCGGGAGAGGGGGTGATGGGTGAGCCGGCGAGAAGTGAGGCCAACCAGGCTGGAACTGATGCGCGCAGAGGGTGGAAGGGAAGCAGATGCTGGCTGGTCGCTGGCCTGGGATC